CATGTGTAGCACGGCCGCCTAGCAATGTCAAGAGAAAAAGTTGGGCGGACTAACAAATAATCGCTTGACAAATACAAAAGCGTATAGCCTTCCGCGTTGCATTGCGTGCATGCCTGCCATGCTTGTAAAGGTATTTTCTTTGACAACGATTTGTGCGACTATCGTTTTGTTAGATGGATATGGAGTTGGTTGGATATCAAAACATCATATGGTCTTGACGGGACCATTGCAACTAACAACGTCATCCCGGATCACGGCTTCCTAGCACGTTGTCGCTTTGAGCAAGTTTGCACGGCTTGCACTCATGTTCGCCACGCGGCCTCCGGTTAGGTGCACGGGCCTCGCAGCGGATCACAGAAAGCTATGCTGAAACACGCTAGGACGCTGCACTCACAAAAAGCAATCGCGCGACATAGGCGCGGGATGCTCGCCTTGCGGCCAAAAAGGAGAGCACAAAATGTGGATGACACTTTTGGTCATGACTATCGCGGTCGGAATGCTCAGCATTCTGACTGCGTACTATCAGATGATGGACGACGCGGAATGATAAAAATTCTGTTGATCGCGGCAACTGCATTACTTGCATCTGCCGTTACGGTTCGAGCGCAACTTCCTGATCACACCGTTGTTTGTTGGCCTTCCGGTCTATGCTGCCATTTCGACGACAATGGCGCATACGTCTGCGAAAAACGATAAGCAACAAAACCGGCCGCAATGCGGGCATCCCGCCCCGCTCTTGAGAGCGTATTGTGTGGAGACACAACCTATGTCGATCGAAAACGTTCATGCTTGGGATCAGGTGTTCACCGAAATGGTTCACACTGATCTCTTTCCAAAAGTGCTGAACCGGGCGCTGATTTGGGGGTTCAGTCGGACCGGCAAATCAACACTGGTCAAGCACTTACTCAACAGCGAACGGATCACGTTCCACCAAGGCATGCCCTTGGATGATTTGATTGGCGGTTGGACATTGCGCAACGGTGCAACGGTTTGGGCCGATGGCCCGGCCGTTCGCGCGTTGCGCAACGGGACTTGTCTGCAAATTGACGAGTTCAATGACGTTCCCATCGAGTGCAAGACTTTCTGCTATGCGCTACTCGATAATCCGGCTGGGATCACTCTTCCCACCGGCGAACGCATCGAAGCGGCACCGGGCTATTGCGTGGTCGCGACGATGAACCCGCCGCCGTCAATTCTGCCGGAACCGATCTACGAGCGTTTTGACATCGTACTGAAAGCCGACACCTTGTCGGAGGGCGTCAAATCCGCTCTTGGACCGTTCGTTAATCAAGCGGAGCGTGTCGTCGGCCGCAACACTCGTCTCGAGTGGGCGCGGCCGATGTCGCCGGGATTGTTGCTGGCCGCGGCGCAATTGCACCGCATCGGAATGCGTTCCGATACGATGGCAAAGGCACTTGGCCTCACCGACAACGAGGCGACCGACTTTCTGTCTGCGATCACGGAGTAAGCATCCATGTCGCAGCGAGCGTCAATCAAATCCATGCTCACTGCCGGGGTGCCGCTCGAACGCGGTGCCCCGATACATGTCGAGCATGATGACCAAACGGCCTACACCGACTTTGATCGTAAAGGCAAAGTCGTGGCGGTCCACACTCCGCAATCGCCGTTAATCCGCGTGCATGAACTAATGCACGCACGTCACACGGAAAGACGGCGATACACAAAGCAGTATCGAGACATTCTGCCCACGGTCGCCAATTTCACCGAAGACGTGAGATTGCACACTAAGTTCTGGCCGTGGCGTAGAGGTTTTACACCTAAAAGTATCGTGGCGGCGGCCAAAAGCTTCATCGCCAATGAACGAAGCGAAATGGCCGAATGCCTCGAAAAAGAAAAGCACAAACGCGGCACATGGCCGGACTTTGCCGTCCGCATGCGGCAAGTTGCTGTTGAGGGCGGTATTGGTCGCGACTATTACCACGGTGCTATCACGGCCGACTTTGTCACTGAGCAGCAACGCGAGTTGGCGATCAACGTCATCAACTTGTGTCAACGTGGCAAGGAAGGCAAAGCGGCGCGACTACTACAAGCGGCGTTCTTCCCGCCGTCATCTACAGAAATTGTCAACGGCGATGGCAAAGAGCGCACAGGCAAAAAAACCGGCCGCGCCATCGACGGCGACAGGTCGCCAACGATGGACATTATCGAACTAAACCACACGGAGCACATTGCAGAGGCTTCAGTAGGGACGCGACTAGCAACCAGCGGCTCGCGACTGTATCGCCCCGCCTTGCGCCGTCCAGTCCTACCGCAGCGGATGTTTGTGCGCCGTGCGGCCATCGAGGCGGGCGGCACCATCCTGGTTGATGCTTCGGGCTCTATGGGCTCGTGGGATCAAGTCAGCCGATGGTGCGAGAAAGCGCCGTTCGGTACCATCGCTTACTATGCTGGCGGCGGCGGCAACCACGGTTGGCTGTACGTCTACGCCCGCAACGGTAAGCGTGCGGCCGAAATCGTCCAGCCGGATGGCGGTAACAACACCGTCGATGGTCCGGCAATGGACTGGCTGCTGCAACAGCCGGGGCCGCGCATCATGGTCACCGACCGCGAATTCTGCGGCGCGTGGGACAGCACGGCGCAAGTCGTGCGGCTCCAAATACTGGAAGCGGCCGGCGACATCACCGTCGTGGATTACAGCCAAGAAAATCCCGACGACTAACAACTACTCCCGCGCCTATGCCGCGCGATTGCGGAGCAAACAAACAGGAGAGCAACGTGAAAACCATCACAGTGAAAGACTTTCTAACCGACAAACAAATCAAGCAGGCAATCGCGATCTACAAACTACATCGCGATGACGGCATGCTTCATGGACGGCTCATAGCTTTGATCGAGCCGCTCATGCCAGAGATCAATCGCAAGCTTGGTCAGGAAAACGACGTGAACTATCTAGCCTACGCCGTCGAATACGCTCTGAGCAAAAGCGAGGAGCGGTCATGAAACCTGAGTGGAAACACGACTGCACAAAGTGCCGCCTTGTCGGGCAAACCATCGGCGGGGGCAGACTGGTAGACCTGTATCTGTGTGGCGAAAGTCTCGTCGCTCGCTACGGGAGCGAAGGCAATCAATACTACTCTAGCCTTCGTGGCTATCCAAGACCAGACGGCCATGCCGAGTTGTGGGCGCTCGAAAGTATGCTTCGCGACGAAGAACAAGACAAACGTCACGAAGAATGGTTAGCCAACCCAGACGGTCCACAAGCCGCCTTGTGAGAAAACAGCAACGGAACCGCGACATGGCCTAGCGCCAATACGGGCTAGGTTCCATACGGGTTCCGTTGCACTTTTCCCCTTGACAGTCAATGTCCAATGATTAAGTTGGACATACCGGCCCGCTCCTATGGCCGGTAAAGTATCGGGGCACCGTGGGGCTCCGAACCGAAAGGCATTCTGTGAGACGGTTGGAAAGGCCGCTCATTCAAGGATGTCGACCCACGGACTTAAAGTCAAGGAGAGCCCAAATGCCAAACCACGATCAAGAATATCAAGCGCTTGCGTGAGATAGTCGCCCGAGCTTTCGCCGAAGGCCGCGCGACTTGGGACGAAACCATGAAGACCCAAATCTTCATTGACGCACTTGAGACCAAGGACAACCCAAATGCTGAAGATCAAACCCACCAAAAATGACGACATTGACGCCGCGCTCGATCTGGTGATCGAGCTGGCGGTACAAGGCGTCTGTGATCGCGTCGACAATCCAACCCGATACCGCCACGAAATGGCGGCAGTCGAGCTGGTGCGAGATACATTCACGAGAGCGGGAGAGCTGCGATGAACGAGCTGGAACATCTACAACAACAAAATGAGAGGCTGCGCGGGTTATTAGGCGAGACGGCGGATGTCCTTGATGTAACGCTGGAAGCTGTCGAGGGTATTCTGGCGGCCTTGCCGCAGCCAGTGTCGGTTCCTAGCCTGAAAGCCGCCAGAGAAATCTGCCGCAAGATAAAATACGAGATAGTGAAATGAGCGGCTACACCAAACGCGTGACACTGGCATGGTACGGCAAATCATCGGTCGAGGTCATGGTCGAGGTGGAAATCGACGACGCCGCGCTCAACAACGCGCTCGCGCACGCGGCCTACAAAAACAAAAGCAAGCGCACGCGCTTCATCAGCGGCATCATCAAGGCCAAAGTCTACCCCGTCAAACAGGATTAAAGGGAGAGCACAAATGTCGTCATGGGACGCGCACGAAACCTATCTGGGCGACGGCCTGTACGCCCGTTACGATGCAGCGCAAATGATCGTACTGCGCGCGCCACGCAACAGTGACAATCATTGGGTTGGTCTCGAACCGCAAGTGTTCGTGGGATTGATCCAATTCGCCCACAAGATCGGCTGGAGCAAGCTGATTGAGCGGGGCGCGCCACGCCCGGCCGAGGAGGAGTGAACAAAAAACGACCAAAAAAATAAAAAAACCCAAAAAAAAATTTTGGACTAAAATAAGGCAGTGTCGTGGAGAGCGTCATGAGTGAAGAAAGCGTCTTGGTCTGCATTCGCTGCGCGGACAGCGAACCGCTCGCTGAAAGCTTCGTCGATACCTGCACAGACTGTCAGCGTGCTGTTTGGCGCGCCTACACTAGCCCCGAAGTCGATACTGTGCTGTGTGCGACGTGCGCTACGGCGCGCATCAAGGCCGCTAGCGTCAAGCCGGTTTTTGAGCCGCCCACCAAAGAGCAGATCGAAGAGGCCAAGCGATACTTCAGAGAGGAGAGCTAAGATGGACGAAAAAGAGCACATGAAAAGGTTTGAGAACGTACTCAACGACCCCGAGATCACCAAGTTTGCTCCCAAGAGTGAGCCGACGCTCGCCGCCTTGGTCGAGCAAATCAGGGCCGAAGTCAAACGGCTCAACACGATCTGCGACAACATTGAGCGGGTGATCAATTCCAGCGTCGACGAAGCCCGCAAGGCCGCCGACAGCCTGATCGAGTTGACCCGGCGGGTGAAGTGAAAAGAAAACCGCCGGGCGAGGAGAGCAGCCAGCGCCCGGCGGTTCAAACCCAAGTCTCAGTGCCGTCTATGTGGAGACGAGTTCCATATAGCATTGCTGCAGAGGAACCGCAAATGGACAACGCCCTGGCCAAGGCCCTCGCCGCTATCACTGAACAGCTCGAACGCCTCAACACCACCTTGGACGGTTTCAAGCCACCCCCGAGCCCTGCGGTGCTGCCGCAGCCGCATGGGCGCGGCAACGACCTTTTAAGCGGCCGCTGGCATAGACGTGACGGTGATGGCTACGGTATCTTTCCGCGCCCCGGAGAGCATCATGCCGACCATCCGCCAGGGAATATACGACCTCCTCACCAGCGTTGAAATAGATACAAAAGAGCTTGGGAGGGCGCGCATCGAGCCGTGGCCGTCGCAACGCATTGTCATTGACGCGGTGGCACGCGGGCTCAATGAAGGTGTCCATGAGTTCGTGGTTCTCAAATGCCGGCAAGTGGCGATCACGACTGTTTGCTCCGTCATCGAGCTATTCTGGGCGCTCGCCAACCCCGGAGTACAAGGCGCGATTATCGCGGATAGAACAGACAATCTCGAACGCCTGCGTCGCATCTTTGGGAGCCTATTGGAAACACTGCCTGCAGAGTGGTGCTCACCGGAGCACAAACTCATTCAGAACAATCGCACGGGGATGGCTTTTGCGAACCGCAGCGTTATCGACCTTATGGCTGCTGCAAGTAATCCGGACCTTGGCGCGTCGCGTGCGCTGAACATGATGCACGCCACTGAGTGTGCTCAGTGGAAAAGCTTGGCCGGTGTGGAAAGTCTGAAGGCGTCGCTGGCGCGGCAAAATCCCAACCGGCTCTACATCTGGGAGAGCATCGCCTCCGGCTTCAACTGGTTCTACAACCACTGTCAACAAGCAAAAGTTGACAGGCATATGCAATTTATTTTCATCGGTTTTTGGGCCAACCCAACCTACGCAATTCCCAAGGACGATCCCGACTACAAAATCTATTGGGACGGCCGGCTGACGGTCGACGAAATCAATCGCGCCAAGTATGTCAAGGAAAATTACAAGGTCATCATCAAGCCGGAGCAGATCGCGTGGTGGCGACGGGAGAGCGAGTTCAAGGCCGAGGAGTACATGCTGCGCCACTACCCGTGGCACGAGCGCGAATGCTTCATCGCCTCCGGCTCCGGCTTCTTTCCGGCAGCGCGGACCTTGGAAATTGCCGAGCTGCTATCGCCTATCGGACCGCCCTACAAGGGCTACAAATATACCTTCGACGACAAGTTTCTTGCCAGCCGGATTGAACAGGTCAGTAAACCCGATGACGCCATGCTCAAAGTCTGGGAGCCGCCCGAGGCCGCCGGCGCTTATGTCATTGGCGTCGATCCATCCGGTGGCGGTGGCGGCGAAAGTGATGACCATGCCATCCAGGTTTTACGTTGCTACGCTGATAAAGTGGTTCAGGTCGCGGAGTTTCAGTCGAACCGACCCCTAACATATCAGCTAGCTTGGGTGTTAGCTCACCTAGCGGGCGCGTACCGGGATCATATCGCAAACCTGGAAGTAACTGGAGTGGGCGCGGCTGTTTTGCCTGAAGTGAGAAACCTCCGTCAATTAGCGGAACGGGGCATTCTGCAAGGCGAGCCGGGTACAGAAAACATTCTGAATATGATTGGCGCAGTACGCTGGTTTCTGTACAAAAGACCTGACACGCTAGGCGGAGCTGGAAACGTAATCGCGTGGAAGGCCAATTCTGACAATAAGCATCAGGTATATTCGGAGCTTCGCGACAGTCTGATGCTGCGGCGCTTGGAAATCCGATCACCACGACTGATAGCGCAAATGCAAAGCATCGTTGAAGACGATGGCTGGATCGGAGCTGGACCAGATACTGGCGAAAACGACGACTTGGTTTCTGCATTGGTGCTCGCCCATCACGCCTGGATCGAGTGGCGGCGGCCCATGTTGGTCGCGAGAAACATCACTTGGGACAGCATCAAGGGCGATCGACCACCGCAGGACATGGGCACGGTGTTGTCGTTCGCGTTCTCTCAGCACATGTCGATGATCAATCGTCAGTCGCGAGTGCGCAAGGAGAGATTTTGATGTACATTCCGCCGCCGCCGCGCTGGTTGAGGTGGACGGTGATGGCGGCTTGGTTTCTCGTGATCGCTCACTACGCAGGTTACATCTGATGCCCATCGTCCGAACCTACGGCTGCGGTAGCTGCGGCCACTTCCTCGAAGTCACCCTGACGATGGAGCAGGTCGATGATCCGCCCCCAGAGTGTCCGAAATGCGCCAACCAGAACATGGCGCAAGAGTTCAAGCCAGTCGCCATCGGTGGTTCGATTGTCGGTAAAGCCGTCCGACTTGCTGAAACGATTGCCGCCGAGGACTACGGCGTCGCCGACATGCAGCACGACACCCGCCGCGGCGGCACCCCGAAAGTAAGATACAAGGATCAGGGCAACACACTGCAGCAACAACAGATGAGCAGTTGGGGCGCGCCCGGCAATGTTCTATCCGAAGCGCTCGAACTCGGCCGGCGCACCCGCATGGCCAACGGCGGCTATTCCGGCGTCGACACCCTGCAGGCCATGCTCAAGTCGGGCGAGCAGCCCGACCTGATCGAGGCGTCGAAAAAACGAGCCATGCGCGTGTGGTGATGATGTACCGCTGGGAATGGGAGCTGCTGTACGCCACCCTCGACTACATCGAAAAAGTCATCCCCAATCAGTCGCCGGAGATTAAGAACACGGTCACAAACAAAATCTATCAGCAAATGCACCGAACGCTGAGACCGTTTCATGCCAATCATTCTGCAGCACAACGGCAAACCAAGGCTGTCAAAACTGCAAGAGCGGATCACCAAGATGACCGTGGAGGAGCTGGTCCAGTATGAGGCCACGCTATGGCACTGGGTGGACAGGCTCAAGTACAAGAGCGAGGATGTCGTCAACCAACTGAACGCCATCCACCGCGAGATCGAATGGCGCGCTCTGGATAAGGATTGGCGTGATGCTCCGCATCCCCGACAAAGACCTCGAACTGTGGCTCAAAGAACTCGCTGACGAGTGCATGGCCTCAAGCGAAGAGCGCGGCATGATCTATGCCCGCGCCGCGCAATACTACTACACCGGCACCTACGACAGCCGCGCCTCCATCTACAACAAGTGTAAGCCATTCATCGACAAGTTGGCCGGCTTTCTGATGCAGCCGACCGACGTTCGCTTTGCCATGATCTACGACGACGCCGAGAGCGACAGCGTGGTCGAGCGCGCTCAGCTCGTGTCCGACAAGCTGACCGCCGACTATCGCAACACCGACAGCGACATCACTTTCGCCGAGGGCGTGGTGTGGTCGCTGATCAATGGCTGCACGCTGCTCAAGCACATTCCAACCGAGGAGGGCGGATTTCAGCTCGGTCAAGTGCATCCACAAAATTTTGGTGTGCTGTCGGAAACCACGATCAACCTCGACGAGCAAGAAGCCTTTTGCCATGTCAGCTATCCAACGGTTTCGCGACTGCGTCAGGTTCTGGCTAGCCATCCGCGTCGTGAGGCCATTCTGGAGAAGGTCGGCGAGACCCGGCCGGGCGAACAGGACAGTGAACGCCCCACGTATTTTCATCAGATGGTGGTGGGGGGCCTCAACCCGCTGGGTGATTATCCGGGGTCTGCGCCCCGCGCCGAAGCGGCGGGCATTGTCAACGTCTTTCCCATCCCGACGCCCTGGCGGCCCAATCGCAAACTTGCCCCGACCGTCAAGCACGTCGAACTCTGGATCAAGGATCGCGACCGTGACGGCGACTACTCCGTCATTCAAATGATCTATGGCCACGAGCCGATCATCATCGAGGGCGACAAGACCCGGCGAAACTTATCGAAAATTCCCGGCCGCAGCGCATTCGTCAAAATCCAAGCCCAAGCCACACCCGGCTATTTCTGGGGCCGCTCGCTGCTCGCCGACGTGCAGATGCTGCAGGACATTTTGAACAAAAGGCTGCGCGATCTCAAAGTCATGTGGGACCGCAATGTTGCAGCTCCACAAGTGTTCTCCGGCTTTACCTCAATCACCGAAGAGCAGTATTTCAAGATCATTTCCGAAGGCGGTTTTATCAATGATCCGAACCCGAACGCCAAGGCTCAGAAGCTGGTTGACCCGCCGCCGGCCAACTATCTGGAAGAGCTTCAGTTCCTCTTCCAACTGTTCGACGAGGCATCGGGCTTCAGCCCGGTGATGTCGGGCCAGGGTGAACCAGGGGTGCGGGCAGGGGTCCACGCCCAAACCCTGGTCCGCACATCCACGCCGCGTCTGATCGACCAAGCCGCGCGCATCGAACGGCAATTAAACGAAAGCGGCTATCTCGCCTTCCGCATCATGCAGGCCATGGACCCGCACGTTTACATCACCGGAGACAACAAAATCGAATTCCGTCTCGCCGCCATGCCGGACGGCTTTCAGATACAGGTCGACAGCCATTCCGCCTCGCCCGCCTTCGCCGAGGACAATCGGCAGGTCGCCATTGCGCTGGCCCGCGCCGGTGCGGTCGACGCCGAAGACCTGATCCACATGCTGCATCCGCCGGGAGCCGAACTGTTGTTGTCGCGCTTGCGCCAGCGGCAGAAGAAGGCCGCCGAAACCGCCCAGGAGGAGAAGAAGGAGGAGCTGATCAAGGGCGTCCTCGGCTTCCCGTCCGGTGGCAAGAAGTCATCAGGTGGACGAAAGCGGCAGTGATGTTGTAGCTTTGCCACAAAACGAGGAACCGAAATGTCGTTTCTCGACAGCGCAGCCGCACCCGAACAGAACCAAGGCCCACCGCCGGCAGCCGCAGGTCCGCCCGGTGGCGGCCTACCCGGCCCGCCGCAAGGTGGCGGTCCGATCCTCGCTGCACTCGCTAATCGGACGCGCGGGCATCAGGTCAGCGCGCCCGGCCCGGGCGATACCGCGTCCTCGATGGGTTTGGTGCAGCACGCCATCGGCATGCTGACACAAGCGCTGCCCGGACTTGAGGCCGGCACCCCCATTCAGCAGGATGTGCTGAAGGCGACGCAGCGCTTGAGCAAGCACGTTCAGGGCACCAGTCTGGGGGCCGGTCAGCAAAAAACCCACCTGATGGATATGCTGGCGAGCCTCGCCAAGAATTTCATTTTGCAGAACATCATGGGCCAGCAAGGCGGTGCCGGCGCACCGCAAGGCGGCCAGCAAGGTGGCCCGCCCGGCGCTATGGCTAGTGCCCCGATGCCATCGACACCACTACCCGGCGCGTGATAAATGGGCTGTTACCGAATTGTTGCATTCCGTGAAAGCGGTCCGTCGTCGCGCTGTCCGATCCCGTTCACGGACCTTGAGGCCGCGATCTTCTGCGCCGAAATCGCGCTTCTTCATTTCGGCCCAGACTACACGATGGCGATAGAGGAGACCTTTGAAGATGGCTCAGAACAGATCATACGACCCGCCGATTACTACGCCGCCCGAGACGCCGCCCAGAACCGTTCTGCAGGTGGACACCCAGAGCGAGGTGAGCGAGTGGGGTGCGATCCCGAAGGTGGTGCCAAAGCCTGAAGGCGGGGTACCGCTGCAACCAAGTATAGTAGGAAAATCAAACAACAACTAACATGCCACGTCCGCGCAAAGAACCTGCGGCCACAAAGCCTTGCCTGTACTGCGGCGAGCTAATCAAGCCATACCAAACTTTCAACGGGTGGCACGCCCCCACGAAGTGGTCTGGTACGATCCCCTCCTATCAATGGAATGCACTCTGATGCCGCGAACAATACCCGATGAGGAGTACACCTTCCTCCAAGGCCGCCGGCAGATCGCCGATTTCGTTGAAAGTATTTATCAAGATCCTTCTTTGACCAAAGAAGCGCAGGCCCTGATCAAAAAGAAATATCCCAACCTCGCCATCCCCGATTACGACCTTGAAGCCAAGGTCAATCAGCGCCTCGACGCCGAAAAAAAAGAGCGTGAGGATCGCGAGGCGGCAGCGCGCAAGTCACAAGAACAAGAACGCTTTCAAAGCGTGCGTGGTGACACGCAGAAAAAGTACGGCTTCACCGACAAGGCCATGGAAGAGCTAGAGCAGTTCATGGTTGACCACAATGTCGGCGATTACGAAGTTGCGGCTGGCTACAAGGCCAGCAAAGAACCCAAGCCCAGTGACGTGACCTATAACGATGGTCGGTGGAACCACGACAAGGCACCCGGCTTCACGGAGATTGCCAAAGACCCGGAAGGTTGGGCGCGTGGTGAAATCTTAAAGTCGATTTACAACGACGAAGAGCGTCGCAAGCAACAGAGGTTTTAATCATGCCGATCTTGGGTTCGGGCTTAATTCCCTCAGGTCCGATAGGGCTGGAGCTGGAAGCAACCGTTCGCCGCGTCTTCGCGCAGATGGTGGTCATCTTAATTTATCGGCAGAATCCTCTGCTCGCGTTACTCCTGAGAAATGCCATCCGCGCATCGGGCGGCGTGTCTCCGTACACGCAGCCTGTGCAGACTGGCCAGTATGTCACATCGTCGTGGATCGGACCGGCTGGCCAGTTCAATTTGCCGACCGACGTGGCGGCAACAGTGAACGCCGAGTTCAATCTCTGTGCTCTGGCAACCCCGGTCTCGTCGCTTGGTCTCGAGCAGCTCGTGACCCAGGACGCGATTGCGGTCGCCAGCAGGCTGATGTTGAAGTTGAACGATCTGAAAAACTCGGCACTGCACTCGCTGGCGCTCGCACTCTTCGGCTCGAACGCCGGCAACGTCGCGCTGCAGATGTTCGGTCTGCTCGACGCCTATGACGACGGCACCACGGTCGATGTCTATGGCGGCCTGTCGCGCGCCACATATCCGACCTGGGCCGGCCTGAAAGTTCCGGCCGCCGGTGCAGCCCTGACCCGCGCCGCCATGATCCCGTTCCTGCTCAATGCCGCCAAACATTCCGGTGGCGAGGCGCTCGATTTCGTGGTCATGGCGATCGAGGACTGGACAACGCTCATGACCGACTTCATGTCGGTCGAGCGCTACAACAATGACCCAGCGTCTCGTTGGGGTAAGGACGACCCGGTCAACAGTGGGTTCCGAGGACTATTGCTCGGCGATACTCCCATCTTCTTTGACCTTAACTGTCCAAAGGGAACCGCGATCGGTTTCAACAGTAAATATATTACTCTTGTCATCCACGAGGATGCGAATTTCGCCTGGACCGGCTGGTACTCGACCATCCCGCAAGGCCAGATCGCGTCCGTCGGCCTGTCGCTCACCGCGCTCAATCTGGTCTGCAGCAAGCCCTCAAGCGGGCTGCTTATGCAAGGCATCACCGGCGGCGCAACCTTCGGACCTGCGCCACCGCCATGAGAGTTGGAAATGCCAAGCCTTTTTCCAAACGGCGATCCTGTTCCGCCTAGCCCGAGCCCGTGCGGACTGCCGCCGCCGGCATCGCCGCCGCATCGGCCGCGCTATGTCATACCGGGATCATTCTGGCTCGATCCGGCCTACGCGCAAATCCCGCAGCCCGCGAGCCCATGGCGCGATGGTTGGCCGTTTCCGCGCGTGCCGTGGCCGGCCGAGAGCCCAAGCCGCGCTGCCGGCACCGGGCTGATCAGTGGCGCGCCGCCATGTCCGCCCAACCCGCCGTGGTGGTGGCGATCTCGCGCTCAGCGCTGGAGGCGGTAAATGGTTGATGAGCCGGAACTCCTGGCCGCGCCCGTCGTCAGCAGCGTCACACCAAACCTCGGGCCGCCGGCCGGTGGTACTGCGGTGACCATCGCCGGCACCGGCTTTACCGGCGCGACCTCGGTGCGGTTTGCCGGCCAACCGGCGACCAATGTCGTCGTTGCCAGCGACACCTCGATCACCTGCAAAACACCGCCGGCATCCAGAGATGGCCCGGTGAGCGTGTCCGTCACTACGCCGGGCGGCACCGGCGCATCCGGGCCCACTGCCTTCAACTACACCGGAGCTACCGGAACAACGGACGTGTTCCCGGCCTTCGTGCCGATCTATCCGCCACCGCCGGTTGGCGCTGACAAAGCCATTCCCACTTTTCCGCCACCTACGCCGCCACCGATCGGCGTGGTGCCAGTTGGCGACCTCGTCGGTCCGGCCATTGCGCCCGCCGCAGCACCTCCCTCTGTGGCGGGCGTCGTGCAGCCGCAATACAAGACCGGCAGCGCGACAGTGCCAACCGCAGCCAGCCTATTTCCAAGTTTCTCGGCCGCTGGACCGCATCCGGCGATCATCATTCCTGTATCGCCACCACCATTGCCCGATAACCGCGCGACCAAAACTGGTGCTGTGTGGGACAACAAAACCCCGCCCTCGACCCCGACGACCGCGCCGATTACACTCAACGGTGCTTCCAATCTGACCCCGGTGCTCGCCGATGTTGGCTCAGTACGTCTCGGACACGAGGAACTTGCTGAACGACGCACAGGGACAGTTTTTCCCGGAGATGACGCTACACACCTACATCAATCGCAGTCGACGAAGAATAGCCGCCGCAAGCGGGTGTCTGAGAGTAGTCCCTCCAGGCATTCAGACAATTCCTAATCAGGAAATTTATCCGTTCGCCTCCTGGAACGCGCTGGTGCAGCAAACCATGCTCGGCGTGCAGTCCATTCTCTCCTGCCGCTCGCTGTCGGTCGCCATTGGCGGCAAATGGCAGCAGCAGGACAACGGCCAGTGGATCATTGTCGGCGGCGCGTGGAAGCCGATGTGGCGGCGCATCGTCTGGACTGATTTTCAGGCGCGGTTCAGAATTTACGGCCGGACATTTCTCGGCGTGCTGTCCGAGCCGGGCTGGTACTCGCAATTTGGCGAGGGCGCGCTGGGGTCGCTGTATCTCGCGCCGATCCCCACCCAGGCCATGCCGATGGAGCTGGACCTGTCGTGCGTTCCGTCGCCACTGCTCACCGACAACGACCCCGATCCCATCCCTTACCCGTGGAGTGATGCGGTGAGTTACTGGGCGGGAGTGCTTGCGCTAATGCAGCAGCAGCGCAGCCAGGACGCCTCGGCGCTGGCGCAGGTGTTCAACGCCGAAATGCCGTTCGCTGCTTCGGTGGTTTGTCCGCAGATGATCCAAACCGCCTACGGCGCGGCGATGCGCAGCGCGTAAGCCGATGCCAATCCAGAGCGCCAACCCGTTCGAGCTATTCACACTCGATCAATGGAAGGGGCTCAATCAGCAGGGCCTCCGCGGCTCGATCGACGATCAGGAAGAATGGTGGAATGAAAATCTGTTCGCGATTGGCCCTGGCAATTTGCGCTCCTGTTGGGGCCATGGGCCGGCGATCTACACTGCAGTTGGAGGCCGCAAAATTCTTCGCATGTTTTTTGGTTTCATCGGCAACGAGACAGGAGAGTTCAATGTCCCACCTCCCGGTCGCCTCGGCTGGATGTTCCTCTCCGACGGCACCATCGACCAAGTCGACCTCGACACCGGCGATATCACCTCGGTCGGTCCAGGGCTCACCCCCATTTGGACCCCCATCCATCCACAGCTTTGGGCCAGCGCAGTGGTGTGGCGGCCTCAATTCTTCGGTAACACTGCCGGGCAGCAAGGTGGCGTCTTGTTTGGCAGCCCCCTCGGATTGTACGCCTGGGACGGCACTACCCTCTCCAGTCCGGGCGATCCCGCACCGGACTGGCTGACCGAAGCACTGGAAACACCATCGCCACCCGTCAGCTACACCATGCCGGTCGGGTTGCCGGGCATCTACTGCATGGAGGTTTATCAGAGCCGATTATGGGTCGCCGGCAAGGACGTGATCGCTTTCTCTGCTCCCTCAAATGGCGCAGATTTTTCCACCACCGATGGCGGCGGCTCGTTCGGCTATTTCGGCAACAAGCTGACTTACAGCTTCAACGATTTGGCGGCCTCGGCCGGTTATTTGTACTGCTTCGGCGACAGCTCGATCGACCTGATCGCCAACGTGCAGCTTTCCGGCCAGGGCACCCCGCAAAATCCGTTCTCCACTAACTTCAACTACGAAAATATCGACCCGCAAGTCGGTCAGCGCTTCCCGCGCCCGGTCGGCCGCCTCGGCCGCTACTTTCAGACCTTCAACGGTGCAGGCATCTTCGAGTGTCGCGGTGGCGAGGCCGGCGAGATCGGCAATCGCGTCACTAACATTCTCAACACGCTCGACACCTCGCTGTTTTTGCCGACTATGTGTCCGGCGACGATGTTCGGCTTCAAGGTCCTGCTCTGCAACGGCCGATTTACTGATCCATTGGGTGTGACGCGCAGCTTGTTGTTGATGTATCACCCCGGCCAGCAACCGTTCTGGTCGGTGGCTTCGCAAAATCTCGGTCTCACAAATATTGGCGCTTATGAGCAGGACAGCATCATCACGCCCTACGGCACCGACGGCACCAGCCTGTATCAGTTGTTTGCTCAACCCGATCCCGCTTTGATCAAGCGGCTGCAGACCAAATTCTTGCGCGGCGCAAGCCAGAAACAACTGACGATCAAAAACTGGAAGCGACTGTTTCTCGAATTTGCCGACAATTTCGGTGGCGGCGTGTCAATTGTCGGCACGCTCAGTACGCTCTTTGGCGGGGTTCCGGGCGGCACCCAAGACATCGGTTTTGAGCTAAGTGCAGGACAAACCTCCGCTTTTGAGCCGCAGCAGGTTTCCGGCATGGGCATCGCCGGCGGCATCGACCTGCACAGCTATTCCCCGGATTTCACTATTGAGCGTTTGCATGTAGGATCGGAAGACCGAACGTTGTTCGGTGCTTAACCCGCACACACTCGAAAGAGGAGAAGAGCAGATGGGTAACCTTGAAACCGCAGTTCGTGAACGCCGTGGTCGTCGCCGTGGCCGCAAGGGCCGCCGGTAAGCCCCAATGGCACACAGAGGGCGTAAATCTCGTCGAGGCGGGAGGTATTGATGGCGCGTGGTAAGCGTCTCAAACAAACCCGCCGCGCCCGTCGTGTCAGAGCCCGCAAGGCGAGGAGGCATGGCCGCTGACGTTTCCAAGATGCTGGGTCGACAGCTCAAGAACAAACGTTTCCTGAACTATCGCACCCCGAACGTTCAGCCGCGCCCTAATTCTTCGCTCAAACGTGGCGTCACTCGTCGGTTCAGTCCGCGAATGCGCCCGCTTAGGAGGTTCTGATGGCACGAGGCGTCAACCTTGGGCCACGCAGTCGCGTCGATCCAGCCGGCAAAGCGGGCCGGCTGCATCGGCCGTCCACTCGCATTCGTCGCCACCGCGGTCATCGTCAAGGCACTGGCCGCGGACGGCGTGGACGCATGTGAGGCTGTGATGGCTCGCAAAGACAAAGCACCGGGCCGTCGTGGCCCGGTGAAACCCAAGACCCGCTCACCACGATCCGGTGGTCGCACCGGGCCGGTTCGACGGAAGCGGCGGTGAAAAAACGCAAAGCCAGACCATTCAATCTGCCGCACAATCCGCGGGAGACTGAGTTGCATGTGTCCGTGGCTGAGCTGCTCGACTGGATACTACTACCTCCAGCGATGTTCACCACGTTCCCGGCCGGCTGGGGGCGATTGACACCGGCAACAGCCGGCCGGCTCAAAGCCAGCGGCATGAAAAAGGGCATGCCGGATATTTTGGTGTTCGCTACCAACGAAGAGCATTTCGAGAAACGTCTCAAAGTCATCGGCATCGAACTGAAAGTCGGCGTCAACGCCGTCTCCTCCGCGCAACGCACGATGTTTGCTCAGTTGCAGGCGCTCGACATCAAAGTTTATGTCGCTCGCAATATCGGCGATGTCGTCGCGGCGTTGGACGATGCTGGTATCGGACATCGGAAGGTGACCGAGAGCAGGCCGCCAGAGACCGTACGTCAATTGGACATGACCCTATGACCAAAGAAAGCCAAGCACCATGGCCGAGACAACAAACCTCGGACGGGACGCCCCGAACCTCTCCAGTCGGGTGTTTCCAGACCTCGGACGGGAAGCTGAGATCAGATCGACCACTCGCCGGTCCTTTGCGTCTCTCGACCGAGCCGAGAGTAGGCCCAAAGGGCGCATTGCGGGGCGGCAACGCCTCCGACTTCGGCATGGATCGCGTCAGTCCAAGAGGGTTTGATCCGCTCGGCACGTCCGATACCCGCGCGCCAGCGCAGGAAGCCAGCACACTGATTTCCAAGGAGGTACGCCGATACAAACGCTAAGGAGAGCACCATGCACCAAGATACGCACGGCTGGGTTACGGTTCATGACGTTGCCCGCAGTAACGGGGTTGATCTTGAAGATGAAGCAGCTTGGAGCGTCGGCGCGCTAATCGCATCGGCCTGGGAATGGCAAACCGGAACATCCCCGCTCAAGGATTTGCGAACCAAAAAAAATGGCGGCGGTAGTCATTGCTTCGCGCTGTACCCACCGTCTTTCGCCGAGCGCATGTGGCTGATTATTCGCGGCTACCGCCCGCCATCGGCCGACCAATTTAATTTGTTCTAGGCCATGCCGCTCGCGGTTCTGCTCAATCCCGATGATCCGATCTACGCCTTTGAGCACATGATGCAGACCCGCAATTATTTTGCGGTGATGAATAACCTGTCGAGTTTTTCCGTTTTACCTTATTTGCTCGATCCCGCCGCCGACACCACCACTCCCGCCAATCCCTGGAATTTGCGGCATCAGCAATCGCACAACGATTTCAATAATGACCTGCCGTCCAACTACGCCGATGGCTACACCACGACAGTCATCCCGCCCAACGTCGCTCACGGCACGGGGACTTCGACTGGAACAACCAACCTGACAATGGCGGCGGTGACCGGCACCATCAAAGTTGGCGCGAGTGTTGCAGGTGCCGGTGTTCCCGCTGGCGTCAATATCGCCAGTCAGGCGAGCGGCACTCCAGGAGGTGACGGCGTTTACGTCACTACGGCGGCAACGACATTGTCCGCCGTCGCCCTGACCATAACGTTTCCGCCCTACACCCAGGCCAATGCCATCCAGGGCGGGACCTTCGGTATTCCCCAAGCGCAGATTTTGCTAGAAGGTAGCGGGGGCAGCCCGGAGAACACATCATGGTGGACCTTCGTCAACCACCAGCAACACTTCGCAGCGAACAACGCGATCTTACCGCTGCCGACGCTACAGCCTTTAACCGCGGGAACGCCGCCGGGAATGGAAGTGGTGTCGAACCCGTGGTGGTGGACGAGCCGAGCGCCGGTGAACTTCCCGTTTTGGTAAACGAAAATCCGCTTCGGGTCATGACCGAGGCCGACATTCCCTGGCTGTTCTATTTGTGTCGCAAAAAATATTCTCACAAATACGACGCGCTCTCGACCGAGCTGTGGTTTCGCAACATCGTGATGAAGAACCCGCTGCTGTACTTGCCGCAGCGCACCGACAACGCCTTTTGCATTTCCATGCTGACTACGCTGCCGTGGATACCCTATGAATTCGAGGCCAGCATTGTCTTCATCGTCGCCGATGACGGCCGTGGCTGGGAAGCCTTGAAGCTGATGCGCTCGTCGGTTGAATGGGCGAAGTCGCGGCGCTGTGTGGCATGGCGCTGCTCGTCGGAAACCGACAGCGACCTGACCGTGTTCTGCAAGCGCATCGGCGCAACTGAGGTCAGCCCGCGCTTTACCTTGAGGCTCGACTATGGCCGGTAGCAGCACAACAGGCGGTGGCACACCATTCACGCCGAGCCAAAACTTCAGCAGCGGTAATCCTCCAACCCCGCTTGGTTTTGGCGGCTCGGGCTCCAGTGTCGGCGCTTTGTTTGGTCTGCCGGCAGAGGGCAGTGTGTCGCCGCAAGAAGCGGCCTGGACCGGCTTTACCGGCGGCGAGAATGTCGCCGCCAACAAACAAGCGTTCTCCTCCGGCACCGGCTCGTCAACCATGGGGACACAAGCCAATGTCGGCGCGTTGGCCGGCGACGTGCTGCAGACCATGCGGATTGACGACGCCATGAAGTCGGCCTCGCAGCAATTCGCCAACGCCCAGAAGGGCGCGCTCGGTTCGACGCTCGGCGGCATCGGCAGCGCGCTCGGTGGCATCACCAGATTGGCAGGTATCTGATGGCAGGCGGCATTGGCGGCGGCGGACAGCCGGGACAAATCCAGGGCTCCGACACCCAGAACGCCATGTTCGGCACCCAGATGTCGATCGGCGACATGACCAACCGCTACAACCAGCTCGGTCTCGGCGGCACCGGAGCCACTCCGGCCGGGCGGACGCACGGGGCTGTTGCCGGCGTCCCCGGCAGTGGCACTACGCCGGTCACCCCCGGCACCCCGGCTACCGCTGGCACCCCGGCCACCCCCGGCACGGCCGGCATTTTCGGCAGTCCCGGCACGCCCGGCACCCCGGCCACCCCCGCCTCTGGACCGACTGCCTTTCTGATGGACATCGGTCAACGGCCCAGCCTGACCGGCGGCATTCCGCAGGAATTTCAGGGCGCGATCGGCGAGGGGCAATTCCAGGACCTGAGTGAGACCACGCAGGCCGCCGTCGGCGCGCAGCAAGCCAAGGGGCAGGTCGCCAGCGGCATCGGCGGGCTCATTGGAGGCATCTGATGGCTGGCGGCATGGGTGGCGGTGGTGGTGGCGGCGGCGGCGGTAGCGGCTCGGCCCTAGGCACGTCACAGCCTATGGCCCAAACCGCCGGTACTGATTTTTCCGGCAATGCGATGTCGCCGGGCGGTGCTCCGTCGCAATTTGTCGACAACGCCATGTCGGGCGGCGGCTCGCCGGCGTCCGTGATCGGCGGTCCGAACGACCCGGTGACCCAGGCACAGACCCAGGGGCTCTATGCCTCGACCGTCACCCCGCCATCGTCGCCGACCGGGACGCAGTCCGGTCCGCAGGGCGGCAACTGGGGCTCGAACCTGTCGAGCATCATCACGACGCTGTTCGGATCGCAGTCGCCGCGCGGCAGCAGCCTGGGTAATGTCGCGGCGCAATCAGGTGCACCGGCCAGTGCCGGCTGGCCGATGGCCGGCGGACCGGCTGGCGCGGGTGGTCGTGATCCTTTCGGTAACACCTACACCATCGAGCCCGGCTACCAGGGCTCACCGACGCACCCACTACCGGCCTATTCGCCGTCTGCGGCAGCGGCAACAGCACCCGTCGCTGCCCCGGCCCCGGCTCCGCAGCCAGAACCTCAGCAGCCGGCTGCGGGGACCGGCGGCGACGGCAAGATCACACCAGCCGATCCGACGCCCGAGAAGGCGACCGAGCCGGATACTCCTGAGCAGCCAAAGACCGCTGTGCCACAGCCTGGACTGCCGACCGGCACAGTCGAAGCTGCGACGACACCTCATACGCCGATAACCACATCCACCATCAATCCAGCCGGAGAGCCAATCCCGCCGAGCACGCTGCAGACCGCCCAGGCGTACATGGACCCGGCCACGGCTTCGCAGGCTTCGACGGCTCGAACACCACCAACGGCGGCGAATACGGCGATCAGCTACATGGACCCCTTGGGCACGGGCCAAGTTTATCCGTCCGCCGGCCCCGCTTCAGTCCCAGCTCTACCGGAGCCGGCCGCAGAACCCCGTCCCGAGTACCCGATCCCAGGACGTATGGGCGGCCCTACCCCGGAAGCCGGGCTGCGCCCGACAGGTCAGGCCGGCGATGTCCTGACCACGTCGCCAGAGGGTGTTACCCGAGCGCTACCGCCGGAAGGAACGGCGGCTGGACCTGCCCCAGTTTCGCCACAATCGAGTACCGGCCCTGGAAATACACCGACCGGAGGCTGGAAGGCCGACCCGGACAGCGCCATCGGCCGGCTCATGCGCGGCGATTACTCCGGGGCTTTCAGCGAGGCTATGCGCGCGCTCACCGGCCAATTAGGCACCCCAAACGAGCAAAATATGATCGGAAAAGGGGCTCCACCGCCCCCGCCAACGCCTATTGCGACCGAAAATCTGCAGCGTCTGCCCGGCAGGGGTGACATTGAGAGGCAACGGATCGCCCCAGACCAAACTTTTCAGCCTCCCGTCTCCGTTCCGGGCACTTTTGGCTCAACTCAGCTCGCCAGAGGCGATCTCGGCTCACGTCAACCCATGGACCCGCTGACGGCGGCAGCAGCCGGCGGGGCGGGCGGACTTGTGCCCGGCACCGGGCGACCCGCGGCTCCGCAAGCACAGCCCGGAGTGCAGGCCACCCCCGCCGCGCCCTCTGGCACGGCCCGAGCCGCCCCGCAAACCGTCCAAGAGCGAACACAGTGGCGTGCCGCCTACGAAAACTGGCGGAAGCAGAACAAACTGTTCGACACTCCCGTCAATCAGGAGCGCTTCAACACCGAACAAGGCTATCCGCCGGGCTCCAGTAGCGCAGCTCCCACCGCTCCGGCTCCTGCACCAGCTCCTGGCCAAGCCGGCGCTGCCACACGACAGCCGGGAGGTACGGTACCGGCCAGGACTGCACCTGGAACCGACATGCTCAACGCCATCCGGGCGCGGCAGGGCTTGCCGCCATTGCCGTCCGGTAGTCGGATCGGCGCACCTCAACAATTTACCAACAAACAACCCGGTGTGTTTTCCAGCGACACCGAGCTGTCGGACAAACTTGATGCCATGCGCGCTGAAATGAACAAGATCAAAGATAAACCATCGACGCGGATTGAGGACCGCAGGAATGAAACAGAGTTCCAGGGGCCGGTCCAGGGCCGGCCGATGCCTCAATTCAACCCCAACGACCCATTCGCTCGGCAGCTTCTGGGCCGTGATCCGAGAAATCTCCGACCGGAGGTGCTCCGCGATATGAACACCACCCCCGTTCCCGGAGAATTAAACGAAGCCGGGTTATGGGAACAGGAAATGACGAACTATTACGGACCGAATTGGCGAGCGCGGTTTGGTCCTGGGCCGGTGCCACCGACACCAGCTCAACAAGTCAATGAGCGGTTTCCGCGATGAGCCTCACCGAGACCAACGACCTACCGCTGACGCCGGAACGGCCGTCGCAGCGCTCGCTTGATCCAACCCAGCCGACCGCCGAGGAGCAGGCGGCGCGGGCGCGCGCTGCACCACCGCAGCCGGTACCGCCACAGCAGGGTCCTGGTGTGGCCTTTCCGCGTCTGGGTCAAACCAATCCGGCGCAGGTCGCCGCGCTGCAGCCGCAGATACCGCAAACCCCGATGCCGGGCGACGAGGCTACCAAGGACGCCAAGGCATCGGCCGACTACAATCTCAACCCGCCGTCGATCTATCGACCGCCATCGCCCAACCGCGACCCGACCCAATTGGGCGACGACGACTTCTCGATCAAAGCGGCGCAGAACTATCCAGGTATTCCGCCCGGCCCCGACATGCCGTCCGCGCAAGAAAGCTATCCGGTCATGCGCGACGCCAATTCGCGGATGGCGACGTTCGGCTCCGAACCCGTGGCCGACGCTTATGGCCGCGCCAATTTTCTGATGAACCCGCTGGCGGCCGTCGCCGACGCTTTTTCGCAGGGCCGCTTTTCTCAGAATTTCAGCATTGCCAATTTACGCGGGCTGCAAATCCAACGCGCCGAGTGGCTCGCACAGCAGGAACAAGCCATCCAAATCCACGGCGAGTTCTTGCGCGGGGCCAACACCATCGCCAAGGCGGAAGGCGCGGGCCTGCTTAATAAGGATCAGGCCGAAGGCGCGATGCGCAATTATCTGATCCAGAGCGGCCATCAAAAAATGCTGCCGATCCTTGAGAGCCACGGCATCAAGGGCGTCTACAAAATGCTGCAGATCGAAGATGCTGAGTGGCGCAAGGCGCAGTCCGGTCTGGTCACCCAACAAAAATCCTTTGATACCGCCGGGCGCGACGAAATCCGCCGGCAATTCGGCTTTGGACCCGGAGGAGACGACACCGGCGGCATGACCGGCGGGACTGAGGATCGCGCAGCGCCACGCGCCGCACCGTCTGGGTCGGCACTCACCGGCGACATGGCCGTGTTCAACCAGTTGCCGACTGAAGCCCAGGACGCTGCCCGTGAAATCTTCAAGGGCCGCGGGGTTGCCGGCCTCGATAGGTTTGACAAGGTCGATCCGGTCAATGCCGGCAGAATTGATCAGATGGCGCGCGGGCTGGACGCGCAGGCCAGAAAGGCTGCGCAGTACCGCGATCCCGATCCGAACAAGAGCATTCAACAACAGCTTGCGGAAAAATCCGCCCGGCTGGGCAAGGTCGACCCCGAACTGCCCGCCATCATGCAGGCAATGACCACTTATCAGGTCGATCCGAAATCCGAAGAAGGCAAGCGCTGGGTGCAGTTGGCGCAAGCCTATGACCCGCGCTACAAGCCGGGCAATTTCACCAATGCGCAGCGCTGGTTCAACCAGGACAGCAACGAAAGAAAGGTGATCGAGCGCGCCGCGCAAATCCCGCAGGCCACGCTCAACGTGCTGAAAAACCTCAACGTCTTTGACGAGAGCGCCTCAGTCATCCAGAACAATTTTCAAAAGTGGACCTCCGGCCTGCTCGGTAACGACGACAGGTTCAAGATCGCGTTCGATGCCATCTTTGATCTGGAGCAGCACGTCCAGGCGGTCGCCAGCCTGACCGGCACACCGCGGGTGACCACGCTGATGGCGAAAATTCAAAATCTCGGCTCGACCGCTTCGCCGATGCAGGTGCGCGGCGCGATCATGCCGGATGTCATTTCAGCATATCGGCTTTTAGGAACAGCGCAGCACGACTTCGAGCAGTCCACCAACCGCCACGAGCTGGTACCGGGCGTTGACCCGAAGAACACGCGGGTATTCCGCGACATCGTCAGGATGAACACCAAAACCGGGCAGATGCCAGAGGACGCACAGCCCGAAAGCCTGTCGGTCAGCCGCAGTCCATCAGAGGCACGAAAGGGCTTGAGCGACGAAGACAAGGCAGCGCCGCTGACCATGGATCGGATTTTCAAGTTGCAAGACAGGTACCGCGAGCTGGCGTCGAGCCCGGACCCGGACAAGCAACGACAGGCGCAAGAATTTTTGCGGAGAGTTGGGCCAGTGATCGGCATCACCGAGCACATTCCCGGAGTTGACTGATGCCGCGCGATCCAGAGTTCGACAAACTGCTGTACGGCGATCAAGGCCCGCCGAAGAGCGCACTACCAAAAACCCCCACAGGAAAAATCGAGAGCGGTGCTGCCCCAGCCGCGCCCGCGCCACGACCAGAGCAAACGCCGCTCACGCGCGGCATCGAAGCGCTCCACGACTTTGTCGGCGCGCGCGACCCGCTCAATCAAGGCGAGATCGAAGGCGGCCGCGGTGTCGCCAAATCCCTGGCCGGGGCAGCGACCGGCGTGCCGCGCGCCATCAATGCCGGCATCGGGCTATTTGATCCGGCGGCGCGGCAAAGCCTGGGCGCAATGGCCGAGCGTGTGCCGGGGGTCAAGCGCATGGAGACGTTTGCCGCCGAGCCGTCACGGAGCTGGGCAGAAACCGCCGGCTATGTTGGTGGCACCGGCGCGCAGCTCCTGGCGGGGCCGGCGCAGCTCCCTGGAAAGTTCGCTGCCGGGCAGGGCTTTGTGAGAGCTGCGCCATCGCGCGCCGGAGCAGCCGTCAGTGTTCCCGCCAGGGGTGCGGCCGGCGGCGCGGCCACCGACCCGGAAAACCCTGGCGCTGGCGCAGTGAGTGGCGCGATAACCGCCGGGCTCAGTCCAGGGCTGGGTGCGCTGGCACAAACCCGCGCCGGCCAATTCACGGCTGGCCAAGCGGCACGCGGCGCGGCCTTTGCCGGCGTCGAGGGTCTCGCGCACTTTATGGGCGTACCGATGGACTGGCTATGGAAGATTGGCATTCCCGAACTGATGGTGTTCTACCATTCCCCGGTCGGTAGAGGGCTCGACAGAATGGGCAGGGCGGCCGCGATGAAGGGTGGCGGCGCACTGCAACGCGCCCTGCCGACTGCCGTCGGTGGCGCAGCCGGCAGCGCGGAAGGCGCGGTCGAGCGGCAGTAAGGAGATCAGATGGCCAATCTGGACCCGCATAATATCAACCAAAGGCTGATGCGGCAGGTCGCCCGGCTGCTGGATCAGCTTGAGGAGGGTGAGCACGTCACCATCAAGGACCGCTTCCAGGCGCTGATGGCGATTGCCCGCATCCAGTACGTGTTCGTCAATTTGCGGAAGGAAAAGCTCGATGAGCCTGCAGCAGGAACCGCCGTCCGCAAATACCAGACCGCCTTCAAGAATGATGCTGGTGGGCGAAAGAAGGGTCGCCGACTTGCCGCCGTCCAGCCAGGAGGGGCTGAGCCAACCCCAGATTGGCTCAATGACGACGACGGAGACGGCGGCGACGCCGCCTGATCTGCAGCAGGAATACATTCACCGCTCGGCCTGGAAGGCCGGCGTGCTCGGCGCGCTCAACCTCGCTACCGCGATCCTCGCCGTGCGCCTGACCCTTTTGGTCTCGGTCGGTGGTGCGATTGGTGTGGCTTTTTTGGTTCTGCGTGATCCCGATCCGTACCGGCTGGCGGCTCTCGCGGTGTATGCGGGGGTGGTGGTGGTGCCGCTGATTTGGCTGGCGGCGCGTCGTTAGGCGCTTCGTCGGGCCGATACTTCAGCGGACCTCCAGGGAACTCACGATAGGGCATGGCGGCCATCCTGTGTCGAGCTCCGTACCCGACTGTGGTGCGAAAACTCCACTGCTCCTCGCCCGGTTCATAGAGCGCCACCACGGTGTCGTCCATCAGTCCGGCCTGCTTGAGCTGCCGGCAGGCGTCGTACAGCGGCGCTGCCGAAACCCCGACGAATTGTGGCCGGCCGCGCGCCCAGCTCTCGATCCGGTAGGGCATGAACCCGGTGTTCGAGGGCGGGGCGGTGACGATGACCCGGATCATAGGGCTCCCTCGTCGATAAGTTTCCAGTGCGGCGCTCCTGGGTCCCGGCGCAGCCACGAGGGAATGCTCAGGTCATCCGGGATTGGGTACTTGGCGTCGGGTGCGCTTTGCGCTGCGCGGGGCGGGGGCGGAGTGGGGGAAGCCTTCGGATTATCCGTGACACCCATGTATCCATAGCTGTCACGCTTAGTAACGCCCTTGATCCTCATTCTTTCCAGCCGCTTCCGGCAGGAAGCTGAGCAGCAGACAGCATCGGTCCTGAGCCCGACCGGAAGATCACCTCCACAGGCCGCACAATACCGGGCCATCCGCCCCCTCCGTCAATTGTCCTTGGCCATAGCCAGCATGGCCATCGTCAGGACACCGATGGTGCAGCCGGCCATGGCAGACAGAATAGCTACGACGATGCAAATCGTCATGAGCGCCATCCGCGACATGGGCGCTCTCCTTTTCCCTAGCTAAACCAGGGAAATGTCCCTGGTATGTCCTCGTGCATTTCGGCCGACAGCCGCAAAAGTTCCGCCAGCTTGTACGGCCCTTTGCGCTGCGCCCGGTCGGTCTCGGCGTCCAGCTCGTTGCAGAAGTCGAACAGCGCGCGCGCCAGTTTCTTGATGTAGTCGTCGTCGCGCTCGGTCTGGACATGGACCGGCGGCATCGCCGGATGCCAGCACCACAGGTGCATGGTCTCGAAGCCGCCGACCAGCATGTGGCCTTGAACCTGCGGCTTGTAATTGCTCTCCAGTCCTTCAAGCAGATATTCGACCTGCACCCAGGGCGACGGGCATTTGATCTCCAGACCCTCCTTGCTGCGGCGGCCGGTGATATCCCGCAGGAAACCGTCAGGCGACGCACCGATCTTGCCGTCGTCGGTGGTGATAAAGCCGACTGTCTCGATGCCCGTACAACCCGGAGATTGACCCACAAAAGCGTCACGGGCGGCGTCCTCCAACTCTTTGCCGCGCCGGGTCCAGTAGTTCTCGAAGCGGTCGTCCATGGATTGTTTCAGCAGCCGCTCGGCAATCAGGCGGAATTTGTACTTGGCGCGGCGGTCGCCCTTGGTGGGCGCGCCCAGCGGGGTGAGGACGTTGTGAAACTGGCTGGCAGTCGGGATGCCCATCCGCAGCCGGTACCACGCGTCGGAGCGCTGCTCACACAGGTGGATTTTCATCGGCCTCCAGCTCCAGCCGGCGGGTGGCGCATAGCTCGGTCTGCAGCCGGGCGATTTCTTTTTTCAGATCATCACGCCGCTCACGCGCATAGGCCCGCAGCGTGTCGGCGAGATCGCGGGCGAGCCGCGCATAGACGATGTCGTCGGCGGTCATCGGAAGCCCTCGATCCATCTGCGTACCGCCTCACGATCATGATCGGTTGCGTACATGCCGCCAAGCACCATCAGATAAGGCGCGGATTGGCTGCGGGTGGCTTCGTGCTTGTTCAGGTCCGACATCATCGACACCACCGCGTCGGCCAGATTGCCCTCGCGCCAGTAGCGATAGGCGCGGTTCTTGCACCACTCCAGGTGCTCGCTACGGGTGCGGTCGTAAACCTTATCGTCGCTCATTCTGTTTTGCTCTCATGTTACCTCGCTATGTGTTGGTAGTCGTCGAGGATCGCCTCCATCACCTCGATCTGATAGTCGGCTTCCTGCTGGGTCATTTCCTGACGGCGGACGCGGCGCGGATAGACGCTCTTGCGCAGCGCGATCTCGCGCTCGATGACTTTCAACTTGGCTGCCGTCGGCACTTGGTGGGCCATTTACTTGTCGTTTTCTGGGTTGTCTGGGTTGGGATGTTCGAGATCGTTCGGCGGTTGGTCGTGCTCGAAACAAATCACTCCTTGCGGGGTGTCGTAGCAATCAATGGCGGGGACAGCGTCCTGGGCGTAAATGTTGGCCAAGGCCGCCGCCGGCAGAAACAGCAGCACATTCACCGCGGCGCTCCGTCCTGATGCCGGGTGATCGCTACGTTCGACCACATTGCAGCGGTGCGAATGAGCCGCAGCACATAGGTCTTGTCAGGACCGTCCGGCAGCGCAGCCTGCAATGCTTGGGCGATGACATCGAAGCGCTGCCGCACATCGTCCATGGTCCGCGTTTGTTGCTCGGTCGGCTTCAGATAAAGGAATGTGCTCTCATGCAGGCTCATTTCATTTTGCTCCAGGTGCGATGATAGCCGAGCGCGCGGCCGGCGGCTTCCAAGGTAGCGTTCTGCGGCCGTTTGGTCTTGCCGAAAAACCACGCCGCCATGCAGCCTTGGGTCGGGCCGCCGCTCTCGTTGATTGTTTTCAGATCGTGCGTATTGACCCGCTTGCCGAAGTAATCCTCGACCACGGTGCGCAGCGCGTCAATCGCTGGGTCCTTGTCGCGGAACAAATACGACTGGTACAGCGGCATTCGGCCATTGGATTTTTTCTTGCTCATGATTGGGCCTTGACGGTGTAGCGGCTGGCGTGGCCCTTGCCGGTGTGTTTGACGAGGCCGGCTTTCTTCAAGTTCTTGCAGATGTAGTTGGCACTGAGTTTCGAGCGGCCGTGCCTGACCAGCCAGTCTTGAACGTCCTTCGAGCCGAACTCCTGAATGTTCGTTTTGTGCATCCAATCGGCAAAGACCTCGATCAGATTGCCGCCGCTGTTGGCTTTGATTTTGCTGTTCGCCGGTTCGGCATTGAGCACCGGCACCGGGCGTGGTGCACCGCGCACCAGCCCGGCCAACGCCCGCAACACGTCAGCCAGCTTTTTGTCTTCCACATACACGTCTTCGATTTTGAACATAGGGCCTCACTTCAACGACAACTCGGATGGGTTGGATCGCGATCACAAGGACCACGGTCATCAACCCACTGACAACGCCAACTGCCGTTTGGCATTTGGAAACATTGCTGGCCGGCGCGGGACCACTTCAGCCATTGTGCGCGTTTACGAGCCCTGTCGAAGAGGGGCGACACCGTGTCGGCGATCGGCGAGTTATCAAAGACTTGATCCCAATGCTCGTGTTGCCATGGCTGGGATGACGAGCGCGCGGCGCTGAGTTTGGGCGGCTCCGGTGCGGAAGGCGGTGGCTGGTCCTGGGCGGCAAGGGCCGCCGTCGACATCAACAAAAAGATCAGTGCTTTCATTTTTTGCTCTCCTTTGTAGTCGCTCTTACTAGAAGGGAATTTCGTCGTCGAACTCTTGCTTCTTCATCACCTCTTCGGAAACGGTGCGGATTTCGCGCTCGACGCCCTCGTCGGCCCAGCCGACGATCTCGAAATGCGGGGCCGGCACATCGCCGAAGTTTTTGGTCGGCATCATGCGCATCTGCAGAGTGATGATGGGCTGGCCGGAGTTTTTGTTTTTGACGCGGCGGCGGGCATAGGCGGTGACCAGATCACCCACTGCGCGCTTACCGCCGAACGAGGAGGCAATGAAGATGCGCACTTCGCCGCTCTTAGGGTCCTCCATAGGCAGTAGCGACTGCAGTACCCACGGGTCCGCCGGCAGCTTGTTGATGCCAATCGGCCACTTGTTTTCGTCTTTGTCTGGAAGTTCGTGGCGGTCTGGCGGTTTCTCACCTCTGGCGACACGGTAGACTTTGCGTTCGATGACTTTTTGATCCTCGAAATGCACCCAAGTCTTGGTGTAGCCGACGACATGGGCAATCATTCTGGTGCCCAAGTCGATCTCCTCGCCGTCGCAGTAGTACAGACCTTTTTTGAACTTGAGCATTTTCTGGAACCCCGCGTCGCCTTCAGCTCCATCCATCAGATTGCGGGTCTCGTCGTCCTTCATCGGCAGGTTGTCAGGATTGCTGGTTGTCATGGTTCATGGTTCCTTGGTTGATGGTTAGAATTTACCGAACCGTGACATGATGCTCTGCCACGGCAGTTTGCGCCACCGATTGAACCAAGCGCGTACCGTGCTTGATTTGCATGGTGACTTGAGTTGGTTGTTAGCCAGCTCCATTGCCGTCCGCGTATGCTGTGTGACGAAGACGCCAAACAGGATCGCTTTTCGGTTTGCTGATCCGGGCCTCATGCGCTCTTCTTCTTGCGCTCTTCGTACTGCACCCGGTAGGTCTCCTCCAGGAGCTGCCGGAGTTGTTGCTGGGCGGACGCCTTCATGGTGGTGAGATCGGCGTCCTCGGGGCAGTCGACGGTGATTGTCGCCTCGACCCGTAGGCTCTCGAAATTGCCCAAGTTGATGGTTCGGCTGCAGCCGACGCTGAATTGAGTAATCATGCTTGCTCTCCTACCTGTCCAGTAATATGTTTTACCCCAAGTATGTCAAGACCCAGGATTGGACAAATGACAGCTACAAGAGAAGCGTTGCGGGTGGCCAAGAAGCTGGGCAAACTGAGCCCCGATGAAAGTGTGTCCAGGGCAATCGAGAAGGTGCAGCGGCTGCTGACGGTGGTGCCGATGCCGGTGGTGCTGGAGCGGGTGCTGCCGGGTGAGCCGGTGGCGGCCAAGGCCAAGGCGGTGGGGGTGTCGCGGCAAACCTTCTATTACTGGCTCCAGGGCGTGACCCGGCCGAACAAGAAGCAGGCGCAAAAGCTGGCCAAACTCACCGGCTACGCCGTCGAGGATATCCGGAAGCACGTCCTGCCCGACGCTTAGCGTGATCCTTCCGGGCGCTGTTCAACGCAATGGCGACAATCTGACGGTGCGACCGCGGTTGGGAACCGTGGTGGCTTAGCTCGTGAATTCGATCGCTGACGCTGCCGCGCAGTGGCATCTGTCATGCCCCGGTGCTACCACGCATTTGTTAGCAATTTTCATCCCCATTGAACAGGAGACAGCAATGCCGAGAAGCTTTTACGCCTTGATTACCCCGATGACGCCGGGTGTGCCGACGCATCCGATCGCGCCCGGTGGTGAGCCGCCCGGCATCTGGGGTGGCGGCAATGAACCGTTTCCGACACCGCCGATCGTGATTATTCCTCCAGACAGCATCGGGCCGGGAGTGCCGACGCACCCGATCTACATTCCGATCTATCCGGCGCATCCGATTGTCATCCCGCCGGGCAGCCTCGGCAACGGCAAGCCGGAACACCCGATCTATCTGCCGCCCGGCATCTGGGGACCGACCGATCCGTTCCCGACCCATCCGATCGTCATCCCGCCGGACGCCGTATCACCCGGAGTGCCGGCGCATCCGATCGTGATCCCGCCGCCACCGCTCGGCATCTGGGGCGGCTCCAATGAGCCGTTCCCGACGCCGCCGATCTTCCTGCCGCCGACACCTCCGGGTGGCGAGCGGCCGAAGCTGATCGAGTGGCACATAGGCTGGAGTGAAGAGACCGGCTGGGTTGTGGTCGGGACACCCAACGTGCCGGCACCGGCACCGTCGTCGTCACAAGCGTCACCGACCGCAACACGTCGGTAACAAACACCCGGCAGCATCCAGGAGGACGCCATGAAAATCGTGATTTCGAGTGGCCATGGCAAATACATTCGGGGTGCTGCCGGCCCGCCACCCTGGGGATTGGACGAAGTCAACGAGGCCCGCCGCGTGGTCGAGGAGACCGCCGCCATGCTGCGGTCGGTCGGCGTCGACACCGTGACCTACCACGACGATACCTCGACCTCGCAGAGCGAGAACCTGAACCGGATTGTGAATTTCCACAACGCCCAGGGCCGCGATCTCGATGTCTCGATCCACTTCAATGCCTTTGAGGTGACCTCGAAGCCGATGGGCACCGAATGCCTGTATGTCACTCAGGAAACGTTGGCCGGCACGGTCGCCGACAAGATTAGCCAAGCCGGCGGATTTATTGATCGTGGCCCCAAATATCGCAGCGATCTAGCTTTCCTGAATGGCACCGAAGAGCCGGCGATCCTGGTTGAGGTTTGCTTTGTCGACAGCCACGCCGACACTGATTTGTATCGCGATGAATTTACCGCGATCTGCGCCGCCATCGCCGAGGCCATCAGCGGCAAAGTCATCGACGAGGCTCCGATCGAGCCGCCAGTGGAGCCACCAACCGAGCCCGAACCACCGCCGGTCGGTGTCGGTAAATTTTCACCCTACACCACCGACATCAAATGCTCGGTGTTCGGCGGCGGCTCCGATCCCAACAACTCGGCCTACCCACCGTTCGATCCGATCACCGATAGCGAAATGGGCGTGGCGCTGCCCTGGAAATTCCAGGGCGCGCTGCCCGAGGTTGTGGTGCACAATCTCGCTACCGGCCGGGAGGTGGTCTGTGCCATCCGCGATCTCGGACCGTGGCTGACCGACGATCCGTATTGGCAGAACAACCGCCGACCACTGGCAGAGACCTGCGCCGAGAACGACATGGAGCTGCCGCGCGGACCGAATGAAGGGCGGGTGCCGAACGGAGCCGGCATCGACATCACCCCGGCCGCCGCTAGGGCCATCGGGCTGGAAGGTATGGGGCAGGTCAGTTGGCGCTTTGTTGGGGAACCAGCCATAGGATAGCGGTAATCAACGTCCACGCCCCACCCACCCCGATGGCGAGTTCTGTCAGGTCACCGGCATGTATCCACATGATGACGGCGGCCACCGTGTAGGTGATGATGATCTGGGTCATCGTTTGGCCGGCCGGCTGTAGTGGACCGCATAGTTGCAGCCGTACTTGCGCAGGTTGGTGATCGCGCCGCATTCCTCGCACTTGCCGGCGGTGTAGAGCACGTTGGGATCAGGCATGGTTTGCTTCGCTCCACAGGCGGCACAGTTGAATTGCTGAAAGACCTCAACGTGGGGATTGCCGCCGACAACGGCTTTCATAGCGAGGTAGTTCTCGGCGGTAGATGTGCCATCTAAGATTTCGGCTACCCGCTGAGCGATTTCGTCGAAAGGGTACACTTTCATGTTTGATCTCGTCGTGATGTTGAGCTGGGATCAGCAACAGCAAGGGAAAGACGAGCAGGATCAACAGGGCTTCGTTGCCGCTGCGGATCACCATGCCCCAAGCCAGGACCAGGAGGAACTTTACCCACTTGGACATAACCGATAAATAGACTACCCACTCGCGCTGTCAAGTATTTTTCTTTACAAAAAGAAGCTATAGTCCGCCCAACTTTTTCTCTTGACATTGCTAGGCGGCCGTGCTACACATGCTCATAGCTAACGTGATGTGTTAGCATGGGGGAGGACCCGCTCGAACGTCTCTTGGACGTAGCGATCGCTCTCGGGCCGCGCCCCATGCTGAATATTCCCAGAAAAAAAATTTACAATTATGTCGTGCTACGACATATCTGCCACAAATTAATTTTCCAGATTTTTTGTCCAGTTTTTGGCTTTCACTTTTTGTTCTAGTGATGCGCCCAGTACTGCACGGCGAGCACACCGAAATACACCATGACGGCGGCACCGACGATGATGCTGGTGGTGATCGTCCACTTCAATGGAACGGCTCCAGCTTGAGCAAGAACCGGATGCCCAGCTCGGTGATCCGGCACAGGTGGGCGCTATGCCCGGACGGTGTCAGCCCGCGCTTGCCGACCCGTTCGATGAGGCCCCACCAGCGCAAATCAGAACACCGTTGATGCGATGTTCTGCCGGCCGGAAAGCCAGCCAGCCGGTAAGCATCATGGTCGGTGAGTTCACGCCCGGTGATGGCGTAGGCTTTCAGCACTCGGCTGGCCTGCGACAGAATTTTGATCCGGGCGGCGGTCGCCTTCGCGGTATCGGGATCGTAGCGCTGGGCGTGCAGTTCGGGCTCGTCGAGCGGCGGCCAGTCATCGTCGCTCATGACGGACACTCCATACTGAGCTTAGCGGCGATGCGCTCGAACACCACACGCTGTTTTGGTGTCGGCATCGCCCAGCCGCGCTCGATGAAGCTCTCGACGAAGCCCTGCTCCCAGTCGGTCAGATCGTCATTGTAGACATCACGCAAGCCGCGCACCCAGGAGATAAACGAGGTGCCGGGCTCACGTGCGCTGGGCACACGCTTGGCGTGGCCTTCGGCGAGGCCGCGCCGATAGCCGTCGTCGTAGCCCTTACGGAAGCCGGCATCGAACAGCCGCTGCATGTCGTCCTGACTGATTGCGCCATTACCGGACGACAGCACCTCCTCCCAGGTCAGTCCTTCCGACCCGATCATCCGCTGCGCCAGCCGAGCGGCGTTGAGGATTTCACCGTCGTGCTGCGAGCCCATCATGCCGAGGAGCTGCGTCAAGCGCTTTTTCTTGTCGGGGTCCATGGCTACCGCCTGTCCTCGACCTGAACAATACCGGCTGTGCCGCCATCAACATCATTAACGACCTCGGCCTGGGCTCCACGCTCGCGGAAGAAGTCGCGGGCCGCGAACGCCGCTTTTGAGAACCGGAACTTGGCGACCAGGGCGTGGTCCGCACTGACCGCGCCACCACTCAACCAGACGATGACCTTCCACATTTTGCTCTCCTTTGGGGCAGGGCGCGCCCCCGTTAGGGGGGTCTTCAGTGAACCTAGTGAACCAAGTGAACCAAATTCCCAATATACCCCCCCACACACCCTAGTAGCGCGTGTACGGCTATATTGGGATTATGGTTCACATGGTTCACTTGGTTCACTCCTCAAACAGTCCGGGTTTCACCCAGACATTTCCTGTACCTCTATGTTTTTGCTTGCATTTCAGCTCACGCAGGATGTTGGCGAGGCGCAGTTGGACGCCACGGTCGACGTGGGCGGGGCTCATTTCGAGCGCGCCGCGGGCGACTTGGGCGATGCTAAAAGCGGTGGCTTGGGAGCCATTGACGTACTCCTGGACGGTCGAGAACCACGCATCCTGGTCGTAGCGGGCGGCCTGCTCGCCGGCGATGGTTCCTTCCTCGAAGTCGTGATCCGGCCACCACGGCACTTCGTTTTTGAATTCGGCGACGGCCTGGGCGAGGAGCTGGTTGCGATCGCGTTTCAGCCCTTCGATGTCGATCTCGCCGGTGATCAGCGGCCAGAACCTTCGGCCGCCAGTTTCATCTTTGAGATACGTGTCTTTGTTGGTGGTGCCGATGAACACGCACTGCCGTTGTTCATCGACCTCCATATGGCCGTATGGTGGTCGGTAGCGTTCGGTCTGGCGTGAAATAAAACTTTTCAGATGCGAACTTTCGACTTTGCCGAAGACGTGCATTTCGGCGATCTCGATGCCCCACTTACCACGCAGATGTTGCTTGGCATCTTTTTGGCTGATGTCGGGGAGGTCATCGGAGAAGTATTCATCACCGAACAACACCCGGCAGGCGGTGGATTTTCTCACCCCTTGCGGGCCTTCCAGCACCAGCATGTGGTCGACCTTGCAGCCCGGCCGAAAAATTCTTGCCACCATCGAGATCAGAAACATCGAGCAGATGGCTTTGTTGTAGTCGGTGCCGGCAGCGCCGAGATAGCTCACTAAAGACCGTGGTTGCTGATCCCACTGCAGGTTGTTCAGATACTCGCGGATGGGGTGGTAGGGGTGGTCGCTGGCGTAGCCGACGACGGCCTGCCGCACGGTGTCGCGGCTGATTTTCTTCAGGCCGGCGATCTGGAAGTATTCCTGGATGTCGGTGATGTCGTTGTCTTCGATGGCTACCGGAGCTGAGTTGGTGACCATGGGGGCGCGCAGCATTTCATTGAAGCTGAGACGGTCTTTGTACTTTGTATCGTTGCGCAGTCCGATCAGCATATTCTCCAAGGTCGGCAGCGGCTCACCATTCTTGGTGACGGCGCATAGGCCGAGCCAATCAGCGGTCTCATCGAGATCAACTTCTTCTTTCAGATCAAACAGCAGCTCGGCCAGATCAGCGGCGTCGTGGCCAGCCGCGATCCAATCCGACACGTCGCCCTTCTCGGGTAGGTCAGGTAGGTGTAGGATGCGCACCGACTTAGCGATACCGCTGACAAGTTTTTTGACTTGATGGGCGTGACTGATGCCGGCGACATCATTGTCGGGCAGGATCACGACATCACGGTCTTTGAGAAAAATTCCATACTCACTGCGCCACTTACCCGCGCCGCCGGGGTTGGTGGTGGCGGCAACACCGAGCGCGCGCAGGTTATCGACATCCTTCTCGCCTTCACAGACGAACACGCCGCCGCTTGATGCCAGCAATTCCGGCAGCCGGTACAGCACCCGGCGCACACCCTTTAAGTTCCAAGGCCCGCTGGGGCCGCGCCGTTGTAGAAATTTATGTCCCGGCTTCCGCACCACCTGGAACAACAACTCGGACTTTTCGTCCTGGTAGTCGTAGATCGTCCAGGCATTTTCATTGGCGTCATGGCCGTTGGGTTTGATGCCGGCCTGAGCGCACAGATCGACGACGCCGCCGCCGACCTCAAGCTCGTGGTCGTACCATACTAAGTCTTTGATATCTATGGACTTTGAGCCGTGCGCCCCGAACCGCCACTCGTTGCCTTGCTTGCTGGTTGGTGGTCCCCACAGCTTTTCTGCGGCAGCAATCAAATCTGTTTGGTCGAGTGCCATCACGGCACCCGTTTGAAAATTAGGTTGTCAGGGAAATAGACGATGACTATGTTGGTCATGTTCACGGCCCCTCCTTGGGCGTGGATCACCTCTGGTTGGCACTAGTGGTGTTGTTGCTTACGGACCTCTGGTGGGAGGTTCGGTTTCCTTCCTATCCAGGGGCCAGCGACAACTGGCCCCTTTCTCTTTTTATACGGACTGTTCTCGTGGTTTGCTCGCGTGTTGCATGCACGCTCGCCGTCACGATCCGGTCACTGTAAACCCGCGCCGCTTTGCGATACAACAGGCAAATGACGGCATTACGGAACTTATCCCCGCGCCCAGAAATTCTCGTTGACAATCAAGGGCCTCCACTTGTTGACCCAACCAGTAATGAGGTTGGAATTCCCAGTCCGCTGGGCCGTGGCCGCAGCGTGACGGCGTTGCCGCTCAATGACGGCCGCAGCGGCCCAGTGCAACTCGCGCCGGCCTTAATCCTTCATGACAGCGAGTTATTCTATCTCGCTGATCCTGACGGCAATGTCATTGGCACGCCGGGTCTGTGGGTGCATCGCATGGTGGCGGCGCGCTGGGTGGCGAACACGCGGCGGCGCTGATATGGTTCCGCCGACAGATCAGGCCACCAATGCCGCTCACCCGCCGCTATAGCCCGGAATTTGCTCCGGGTGAGAGTTGCACCTTCGGCATGGATTTTTCCGCCATTATCCCGCCCGGCGTCGGCATCACCGCCGGCGTGCTCGACATCTTCCACAACGTGGTACCACCGACCTTTGCCGAGACCGAGTGGACGATCGGCCCGGTCCAGGTGCATGGCCGGGTGTTGTACGCTACACTCAGCGGTGGCGTCACTGGGACCGACTACC